TCTTATATCAAATATTCCTGCACCTGCATTATTAGGTGTTGTTTTTAAAGTCGCTACTCTATACACACTATTATAAGAAGTAGTATTTGCCTTATTATTATCTACATATAATTCAGCTATAAATTTTACACCTGTTTCTGTAAGTAGTAAGCCACTATCTTCTGTTATTGAATATATAAACTCCTGACTTGCAGGATTCATACCATAATTTGGTTCTTGTGTTATTACTAAAGCCATTACTTTATATTTTTATTAATCTCTTTTATTTCTAATCTTAAATCATCTACTAATGCTGAAGCTAATTCTACTCCAAATTTTGGAAGCGCTAATTGTAAAGGTCTTTGGTAAAAGGCAGTGCTTTTAATTCCTCTTGAATATATACTCCTAGCGATAAGGTAACCCATACTTTTATAACTCATAAACCTTCCTGTTTGTTTATCTCTCCATTGAAATCCTTTTTTCTTCACCCATTTACTCATAATCCCTGACATACCTCCTTCAGCTTTACTAACTAATGAAGAACCTGTACCAAATTTAAAAGGGCTTCGTATTTTTTGTCCATAAGGATCTGTATATTCTTGTTGTTTTTTAGTTCCTGAAACACCTTTATCTACGAAAGCACCATAATCAGCCATATAAAAATCCACTTCATATCCGAATAATGTTTCAACAACTTTAAAATCTAAAGAGTTATAAAGATCTTTAGTGACATTCTTCTTCTTTTTAGTTAGTATAGTTCTAGCTTGTTTTACTATATACCTACCAAAACTTTCAAGATACTTTCTAGTGTTATTAGTTTGCATTATACAAGTGCTACAAATATTTCTACCTGCGCATCTGTCGTTGCTGAAGGTCTAACATCTATTCTTGTTATATCTTCTAGCGTACCAAAAGCAGGAGTAGTATCTTCTTCACCTATTGCTCCTTCTTCAGCTTGAAATAATATATGAGAAGATCCAGATCTCAATGTTACTTGATAATTAGTATTAGTCGTTACTATAGCTATTTTTATATCTTCCGTAGTGCTTAAATTAGTTACTCGAACATATTTAGTGTTCTCAACATCTAATCTAGTATTCCCAGCCGAAGCGTGAGGTGTTGAAGCAAAAGCTGCTATTGTTGTAGTTTGACTATGAGTACAAGTTAAGATTCTTTCATAAGTATCTACTATGTTAGCGGTAGAGATCACATTTGTACTTCCTCTAGTTGCTCCATTTAAAGTTAAGCTTTCGCTTATTGTTGTTGTTAAAGTTCCTGACATTTTATTTTATTTTATAAGTTATTTTTGGTGGTATTAATTGTATTTCTAGTTTCCATATTTTAAATTTAATCATTCTCCTATTAATGTATTGTCCATTGGTATAGCACAGCTTTGGAAATTGTTTTCAACAGTAATCGGTAACTGAAAAACCCAGCCACTAACTGCCTGATCAAATCTTTCGGTAAATGGTTCTAAAGTAAAATCGCCTTCAGCAAAATAAACAGGAGCATCAATATCTAATGTTAATTGTGATTGCCATTTACTATTGCTCATTATAGAGATCACATCAATACATATAGATAAAATTTCACTATATACTTCTTGTTCATTACTATCATCATTTTTTACCATATCCATAATAAAAATTTGAAAATTATAAACAAGTTCAGTTCTTCTTGTTGTTACGCTTACAGGATTGATATGCATTAAAGGATATTTAGTATTCTTTTCTAAGTCGATATCAAAGATGTCGCCTGTTGTAGTTGTAGAGATCTGCTGATGTTCTTCACCTAAATTCTTTAATGTATCAATTACATTATTATATGTTTTGTTATTTATAGCCATTATATATTAACTCTTTTCATTGATTCTAAATCTGCTTCATAACTTAACCAAGTAAAACACTCCAATACGTTAAGCCTTGTTATTGTTTCTAGTTTACTAATATCAGCATTACATAAACGATACATCAAACCAAAGTAACCCCATTTTTTTGCAAAACTTTCATCTGCTATTGCTCTTTCTTGTCCTTCAGGTGTGCCTTCAAAGATGATAGCAAAGTCGTTGACAACACGTTTGCGAAACTCCAAAAAAAAACCAGAGCACTTTTTACTTGTTCTGCACTCATCTTTTTAAACTTCTCTGCCCTGACTGCTATATTACCAGTATAAGCTTCAATAATATAGGCGTCGTTTTCTATTTCTAATATTGGCCTAAACAAAACAGCCATTATGTTATGCATATTATTATCCAACCCTTGCTCCATAAATGTTTCTATGTCTGCCCATTCACCTAATGTTAGATCCTCTAAATTCGGATGAAACCCATACTGCTTACCTTCTAATTCAAATATCTGTTTTAATCTAACTTTCTTTTCTCTTTGCAAGTCCGTTACTCTACTCATTATATTAGCCACATCTTGTATACCTAATTCCCTAATAAGTTTTTTAGGCATATCGGTTAATACTGCTAAAACTTCCATAGCCTCTTGAGTACTTGACAACTTTTCAAACGTTATTAATTTAACCCATTTCTCTAACGTAACATCTTCCCAGCTCTTAATTAAATTGTACGTCTTTTTCTTTCCCTTCTTTTCAACTTTAATTTTCATATAATATATAATAGAATTTGTTAATATTTAGTTTACTGCACAAAATACCTGCCGAAATTACTATCTACTTCATAATAACAACGCATAGCAATAGCATCAGCATAATCAGGAGAACGGCCTATAATAGCCTTAATAGTATCTTTAGGTATCATTTGTAGCTTATTATCTTTATCAGCATCTTTAGTTCGCACTTGTTCAAGCTCCTCTATAATGTTATTCTTAGCATTTACATCCTCACACGTTATTCCTAGCTGACCTTTATTAATAAGATCTGCCATTTTATAATAACACTGAGTTTTTAAGTTTTGATAGTTTTCATTCTTTAAAGGTCTGGCATTATTTACAAAGCCTTGACATCTTAAATAGTCCTTAGCTCCTCCTCCTACTCCGTCCTCATCTATAATAATATTCCTTAAAGGTACTTGGTTGTCTTGTTGTAATACTCTCACCTCCTCTACAACGTCATTTATAGCCGATTTAAGCAACGTTCTTATCTTTTTAATATGTAACCCTTCCCAATACAATATGATTGTCTTATCGCTTCCAAAACGAGCCACATCACAACTGATGTATTTATCTCCTGATACACCTGTATGGCTAAATAAGTTAATTATAGCATCATAGTCTATTAAGTTATCTTTTGTTGCATCATACTCCCAATTCCCAAACAATAGTCTTTGTTTACTTAATTCATCTAAAGTTTGTAGTTGTGTTTTGTAGTATTTACTTATATATTCATTGTCATCAACTAAACTCTGTATAAATTTTCTATATGGCTTTTGTTTTCCTTCTTTTGATGGTCTATAATATTGTGTATATACCCAATTCTTTGCAGGATTGCAAGTCATTAGCAATTTAGGGATCAAGCTATATTGGTCTAACTTATATCGTAACCTAGATGCTACAATGTTTTTAGCTTTTTCTGTTATTTGATTGCATTCGTCAATAAATGCACCTGTCAATTCAAGTGATCCCAAATTATCAAAGTTCTTATCTGATGGGTATAAGAATAAGTCTTTAAGAAGTATTTCGGCTTTATTCCAAAATGTTATTACATTTGAACCTGCATTAAAATTATAATGTTCCCCTGCTTTCATTCCATAACCTTCACATACTTCAAAAAATGTATTTAATGTAGTTTTTTTTAAACTATCAAGTTTGGATCTACCCATCAGCCATCTAGTTTTAGGATATTTAATGCACATTAATATTAACCAAGCACAACCAACCCACGACTTCCCACCACCTGCTGCTCCACCAAATAATACTTCTGTTGTTGTATTATCAAACAAATACTGAATAGCTTGTTCTTGTGTGTTTGTAAACTCCGTTAATGTATAACCATCATCAATATTCAACACCCTTTATATTTACTTTTAATTTTATAGGTTCAGATGAAGATAAGTCTAATTCGCTTCGTTCTATATAGCCACGTTTCTTACCTTTTGTTTTTAAATAAAATATTGTTGCAGAAGTATTGCCGTCTTTCATTTGTGTATGTAGTTGGCTTTCAGCAAAATCAAGTGCTATATTTTCAATCTCTTTAACTGCCTTAGAAAACTCCTCATCTTCTTTAAGCCATTTATAATATGTTGAACGTGGAACATCTGCTGACTTACAAGCTACTGTGACTACTCCTAAAGACTTTTCTAATGCATCTAGCATAGATTCCTTTTTTATATGTCTACTTTTGTCCATTACTTTTTATGTTTTTGATTAATTATTTTTGGTACTGCATTATTCCAATTAACTCTATGATGTATCCTATTGTTTTTAGTTTCAAATGTAGATACCTTAACAGAAGATGGATTATACATTACAGAAAAAAAAGATTTGATATAAGTTCCGTATTCTAAATATAAATCAGTCAAACCACCCTTTTCTTTTTGTGTAGTTCTTTGAGTTATTGAGATATTAAGTATAGTTAAAAATAAATGGCCTTTACTTCCTAAATTGACATAAGTAGATATATCTTCATTCATTCTGCCTAAAAATTTAAAAGATCTTTCAGTACTGCATAGAAAAGTGTTCATTGCTTTTCTTTTCATACCTATATACTGACTAGAACTGCTATCTCCACCCCCTATAAAATCTCCACCCTGTGCAAATGCAATAGTTAAAGCATTAATACTTTTATAATAATCTAAAACAATTTCAAATACTTTATTAAGATTTTTTATTGGTGAAGTATAATATTTTAATTCTTTAGTATATCTAAAATCAAAGCTAGTATAATCATCGCACATTATATAGAAGTACTTTATATCTCTTTCCTTTGCCAAGTCAAAGATTGTATTAGCTGAAAATAGTGTACTTCTTAAATCTCCTGTATTATCTCCAGCATCCATTTCTAATGCTGCTTTGTTTTTATCAAAAACTATTAACTCATCTCCATACTTTTCTTTATATTTAGGAGTGCTTTTATCTAAGTCATCTGCTACTAAATATATCTTACCTGTATAACCTCCATTTCTTAAAGCCTGATAAGTCCACATTTTATCAGGTCTTCCGTGAACCATTATAAATACTGCAAAATCTTTAGTCATTTAACAATTCTTTTACGCTGTTAGTTAAATTTACAAAACCATTCTCAATTGCTTTGTCAAGATCTATTATAACTAAGGCACTATCTTCCATCAACTTTTGAACCTCCTTGCTAGAATGAGCATAGAAGTCTGCTATTTTACTATAATCAAAAACTGTATGCCTATAAGCTGCATATATTAAAAATGCCTGTTCTGTATTATGTAACTTCAAGTCTTTTATTTTGTCTATCAGTTCTTCTGCCTTATCTGTATTGTATAATGTATGGGGTGCAGGTTTTTTATTTTTAGGCTCATAAATTGGTGCTTTTATATTCCTAGTATAATTATTATCTTTGTGTTCTTTTACATCATCTTCATTTTGCCATACATCTAACCCCCACTCAGCTAGTTGTACACTATCCCATTCATTTCCTAACATATCCCATTCCCATTCTCCAAATCCTACATTGTCTTTTACTATAAATTCTTTTTTTTGTTCTTCAGTAAGTCCTTCTGCTACTTCAATCCATACTTCTTTAAGTCCTGCTACCTTACTTGCTTTCAATCTCATATTACCACCTAAGACAATCATATCTTCATCAACAACTATTGGTCTTAGTTTTAACATTTCTGGAAATTCTTGTATAGATTTTACTAGCTTCAGAAACTTATCATTTTTGATAATTCTAGGATTGCTTACATTTCCTTTCACTTTACTAATTTTTACTTTTTGTTTCATTTTTTTATTAATTAATTTCTATTGCTCTGTCTATCAATGTATTGCGCCAATCTTTTCCTAGTATAAAATATGCTTCAAGTCCTAACAAAGAATTTTTATGTAAATTTTTCCAAAATAGTATTTCATTATTTTCAGATTCATTTGAAGTAATTCCATAGCCACCCTGACTATTAGCTGAACTCTCAAAAAAATGCTGTACCATAAAAGAATTTATAAAAATATCATTTATATCAGGAAGTTTATGCCCAAATAATTCTGTTTTACCATCTAGCCTTGAAGGATATTCTAAGGAGTAGCAATTTCCTTTATGAAGCCAAGCTGGTAGTGGACAAAAATATAAAGGTTGGTAAACTTTTGATTGTTTATTAATATTCATTAATTTTTTTACACCCCATAATATATAATTCCAAGCTAATGAGGTTTTCTTAGGATTTTCACTTAATGTTTTTATAATTCTTTGAATTAATAAATCAACTTCATTTTTTATACTGTTATCTATTTTAATTGGAAAGGAGGCTAATGCTTTTCCATCCCAACTATTATTATTAATATATAATGGAGGATGAGTATTGCCCCATTTTGGAGCAAGTCCACCTGTTAGTTTTGCAGGCATAGAAGCAAACCAACTTTGTCCTTCAGGAAGTTCTTTAAGTATTACTGCATCCATATCTAAAACTATACCTGAAATACTTGAAGCAACTTTTAGTCTGACTAGATCTGATATATGAGCAATACTATGGCCATTTATTAAAGAATCAAATGCTTTTTTAGAATCAAATATATTATTAGCATCTTTTACTTTTATTCCTTCAGGCACTTGACCTTTATTAAATTGCTGATATGAATATAAACTAACATTATTATTTAATTTTATATGAGCTTTTAAAGATAATAAATGAAATCCTGATATATTAATTTTTTTATTAATCCAAGTATTATAATCTTTATCCTTGTTAGAATCATATATACTCCAAAATAAAATTATATTACTACTCATATTATATAATAGATATTTATACTAATTTATTTAAACGATTCATTTATACCTCTTTCACCTACTAGCTTTTCTTTCGCACTATCCCATAGCTTATCCCTCTTTTTAGTAAGAGTAGGTTCGGTTCGTATAAGACTAGGAAAGCCGTCAAAGTCTTTTTCTACTTCTTGCATATATTCACCACATTTACATAATGCTTCTTCTGTTCTTACTTTACCATCTATGACTTTAATTGTAGCTTTCATTAAATCTTTAGTTGCACTACAATTATTACATTGATATTTTAACATTCTTTTCTAGTATTTTAATTAATCCCTTTTGTGTATATAGTTTTCTAGCTCTTTCGCCATTTTTATATTCATCAGGATTATAAACCAACTTGACTTCTCTAATAGTATTGTCTTTATTGTATTTAACTATCCATCTGTTTTTATAGTGCATTTTATTTCTTTTTAAAAATTGTAAGTAACTCATATTTCATAAAATTTATTATCATTTATTTCTTTATATTTATTATATACATTCCTTATTCCTTCTAAACAAGCATTTAAACAACTACTACAATTAGTTCCTGCTTTATAATTAGCATTATAAATTGTATTATAAAGCTCTACCATTCGCTTTTTTACTTGTACGTTTTTTGCCCTTCCTGTTCTTATATCAGGATATATAGCTAATACCTCCTCCACTATTTCTATTGGTAATTGGTCTGGTACTTCTATTTCTGTTGTCTTGCTCCACTTCTTCTGACTACATTCCATTGGTGCTAATCGTGCTTTTATTTTCATAAAACAACCGCAATCTTTACAGGTGCCTGTAGGTTTAAAATAATAGATACACTTTTTACATATAGCTATTCTATCCTCATATACTTCTTGACTTGTAAAAAATCTATTCATCTATTAATTCTTTTTTTAATATCTCTCTTACTTTATCAATAGTTGTAAATAAACTATTCCTACTTATCTTTGTTAATTTAGCGAGGCTATCGAGTGTATTATCTTCGTAATAATAAAGCTCGAATATTTTACGATCATACCAATATAGTTTGCTTAAAACCTCATCTATATCATCTAGCTTTTCTACGTGCCAATTATCTACTTTAATTTCTGGTACATTTTCTAAAGCCTTTCCTATTTCTTTATGTGTTAATGTAGTATTAGTTTGATATATACTATTTATATGTGTATAATATTTCTTGTATTTATAGTAAAAAGGACTTCTAGGGCTCGTTAAAGCTCTCCGTAATACTACAGCTCCATAACGAACTAATCCTTCTTCTCCGTCTTTTTTAAATATATTTGATAAAGTTTGCTGATTCATACTAAGAAAATATAACATTAATTCTTGTACAGCATCATCTATTTCTGTTTCATTCTTAGTAATACCATAGCACATCTTTTTGAACTTACTTCTTAACTCTGCTATTTTATTATAAATCTCAATCATTTACAGGCTCTAGTTTTTCAATCTTATCTATTAATTCCTGTAACATTTCATTTAATAATATTCTATAAGAGTGTAATTTAGTTTTATTTCTTGTATTTTCTATTCCAGCCAAATAACCATTCGTCATAACTGAAAGATTAATCGGTAAGATCATTAGCCAATCCCAATAGTTGTGATCCCTTGCACCTTTTCCATAATTGTTATGATATTCAATTATGATGTCATAAACTTCCATAAAACTTCTCCACTTTAAATCTGTAGAAACATCTTTAACAAACTCTTTTAAATAAGTGGTATATCCTTCTATTATTATTTGATGTTGTTTGTTTGCGTAGATTGGTTTTTGCACCTCACAAATTTAGAAAAATATTTATTCTATTCCTTTTTGTTTTTTTAAGTTATTAACAGCGTTCTTGTAGTAAGTTATGTATTCCTGATATTCTACTCTAGTAATTTTAACACTTTGCATAGCTTTGTGTTGCAAATTAATTGATGTATCTTCACCATACTTTGCATCTAAATATATATGGAATTTGAACTGCTCACCTGCCTTAAACATATTACAGCCTACACATTGGACTTGACAATTAGTTTCATTAAATCTTGTAGAAAGGTATCTGCGACTTTGAAAATGCCCACATTGAAGTTTTTTGTAGTGATCCACTTTGCCACAGGTAAAACATTGACTAATACCTTCTTCATTCGCTTCACGCAATCGAATATATAAACTAAACCATTTGTCTAATTCTTTTTTTAATTTACTTACGGACTTCATATCCTAACTTCTTACGCCATTCGTCTTGAAAAGTTCCCTTTCTTAAGTAATATTTTTTACCTCTATATTTTGGATCTTCTTCTTGTAGTTTTGCTCTTGCCCTTTTTATACTAGGGGCTGAAGTTAATTTGCCAGCAGCATATAATTTTAAAAATCCTCTTATATTAGTTTGATCTACAAATACTAAATTTTCTATTTCTTGCGCCCATATATTTGCACAAAGTCTATTATCATCATCTCTTAAATGTGAATGTTTTTCTAACCAATATTTAACTTTGTCTTTTGTTTTCATTTCATTCCCCATTTTTGTTTTTCTTCTTTAGTAAAATAATCATTAGCTTCTAGATCATCTGCATATTTTCTAGCTTCTTTATATAATTTTATATTATTTTTTTCAATATAATTTATAAATTCTTCCATCCAATATATCTTTTCTAAATTAGACTTATTAATACTTAATGCCATTTGTAGCATCCCTAGTGGTGCTGTTTTGTTTTCATCTTTTGTATTCATTTTAATAGTTTTAAAGGTTCTTGATAATATAACACATTTTCTTTTAGTTTATTTAAAGTATGTACTTCGTAATAAGCATTGTCTATTGTCTTTTTGTGTTCTATTATCCATCTGTAAAAAGTGCGAATATTTAAAAATGGATCAAAGTTACAAAACCTTACACCTATTCTAAAGGCATCTTCTATTTGATTAAACGTTAATTTGCCAAAACGTTTTTCATTGATCAAATCATTTGCAAGTATTTGTGATAATGAAGCCATTGTTTTACCATCAGTTTTTAATCCTAATTCTATAGATGTTTTAGCTACTAGATCATAAACCTTTAAAGATAATTCCTCTACGTTTTCTTGACTTAATTGTTTCATAATAATTTTTTCCCTTTTTCGTATTCATTTAATTGTATTTCTATTTTACTCTTTGTAGGTTGATCCCATTTTTTAGAATTTTTACACCATCTTTTTAATCTTAAATTAATATCAAATGTTTTTTGCATTTCAAACTTCATTTTATTACCTGACTTATTTGTTTCTGTCCAATAATCTACAAAATCCTGTAAAACATCTTTTGAAACATCTGTAATTTGAAAAATAACTTCCTCAAATTTTAATTTTCTAGTATCTATATTACTATATGTAATATTATTATTAGTTATAGTAGTATTATCTGTTAACTTACTAATATTAGGGTTGTTAACCAGAGTTATCAGCCTTGTTTCTATTTGTTTACTACCTTCCTTATAGATAAGTGATCTCTTTATATAGTTTTTTTCTTCTAATAATTTAAGCCATTTTTGAATTGACACCCTACTAACTTCATATAATTTAGCGAAGTAACTTGTTGAAGCACAACACTTTCCATTCATATTACATAAAGCCGTAATCTCTGCATATAACAATTTTGCGTTAGGTGTAATTGACTTATCATATCTAACACTAGCAGGGATCACGGCATAATAGTTTGGTTTGTCTTTCATTTATTAACTTTAAAATCTACAATTTTATATTTGTAATTTTCTTTATTGAGGACTAATTTAATATTTTCTAATTGATTAGAAAAATCTAACAGAGAAGTTTTTATGCCACAACCAACTTCACCTGACTTAACAATAATTGTTACTTCAGTTTTAGGGTGTTCTTTAACTCCTTTCCTTAATAAAAATTCTTTCATAATATGTGGATCTATAAAAACATTTCTGCTTTTATCCAACTTATGATAAGCCAAATAAACTTTACTATAAGCATCTCTATATTCAGGAAACATAAAATTGCCTTCGTGTGAATTTTCATAATGATAGATTAATGTTCTATGCCTATTTAATTGTTCGGCAATAATTTCACGCTTGATCCCTTCTTCAGCACGGCCTATTACACTAGCTATCATTCTACCAAATTGAAGTTTTCGTTTTCTACTTTTTTGGGAAAGTGAACCCTTACGCAACCCTAATATACTTGTAGTAAGGTTGCATATATTTTTAAAGTGATCCTGATCTGTCATAATTAAAATGGCATATCTTCATTATCTTCTTCTATATTACTTTCTGCATTTTTATTAGCAAACCAATACCCTTGGATAGAATGAAAATACTTCCCATTCCATTCGCGACTAAATACATTAGCTAAAATTGTAATAGTATCACCTTCAGAAAATTTATTTAACTTTTCTATTTTGTCATCACCAAAAGCTTCAACACAAATCTCTTTATTGTATTGTTCATTTGGTCTTTCAATTAGAACAGATTGTTTTCTCCATTCTTTTCCTGCTTTACTAATACCTGATTCTATGTCAAGTTTTTTAATGATTGTGCCTTTAATTTCCATTTTTATTTATTTAATTAATTATTAAAAAAAGGAAGGGGCGACTTTTCCATATATTGAAATGTCGTTCTCCCCAACCTATGTTAGTTCTTTTTAAAATCTTCTGCTTCATCTTCGCCAAATACTCCAAGTTCATAAAAACCTGTAAGCTTTAATACAGCTCTACTCATTGCTCTTTTTTCTGCCATTTCCATAACATACCAACTATTAGTATTTCCATCTTTAAACGATAATCCTTTTAAAGCAGATCCAAATGTTTGTATTGTATTTGTATCTTTTATTGCAGTTGCTTTAACTGATGCAAAATTAGGATCACATTTGATGACATCATAATTAATATGTATGTTTTCAATAGCTTGTATCTTTTCAATACCTGATCTTGTAATAATGATGTAGTGCTGATGCTTGAATACATCATCTTTTGTGAGTTCGTACTTAATGTACTTCTCTTTTAATAGTTCCGTTTTCATATTTTCTTTTTTTTGTTAATAATTGTGTTAAAAATACTAAATTTATTTTAAAAATTCTGTATTATACAACCATTTTTAGGGTTCATTCCACACCCTAAAGGAATTGTCATTGTGTAATCTTCTAAACCATCCCAATCTTCTATTTCTTGATATTTATCACAAGTATAATTAGCTTTAAATTCATCAATATCCTCATATTCGGTATATTCACAACATAAAGCAATAGGATCAAATTCTATTTCTTCTCCTGTTCCTTCTTCAAATTCTTCAAGAAAATCAAACAAGCATTGTAATCCTGCTCTGCTAAAATTATTTGGTCGGTATTGTTCAAACCACCTACTAAAATCGTAAAAATTTACATTTGTTTTCATATTATTTTTCTTTTATGTATTTAATTAATTGTTCTTTTATATATTCTAAATGTTCGGTATCAATCCATTTTAAGAAGTCATAAGCATCAAAACAGATCTGAAAGTCTTTACCATATTCATCTGTTCCTCTTAAATAAACTTCGTTTTCGTGAGCTTGGAATGTATTAATATCATTCA